CTTCCTGTTAGAAACTTATTAGTCAAAGAACTTATTTTATTATAGTTCTGTCTTTCTAATTTTCTTTCTTCAGATTTTGCTAGTTGAGTTTCTTGTTGTTTGTTTAATTTTGATAATTCATCTGTTTTAGCAGAAACCTCATCTTGATTTTCAGGAGTAACTTTTACTATTTTTAATTCACTTTCAAGTTCAGATTTACGTTTTAAATTTGCTTGATTAGTTTCTAATGATTTTTTTAATTGTGGGTCTATTTTAGGCACAACACTTTTAGGCGAACTAATTTTACTTAAATCGCCTAAATTTGTTTTATTTAAAGTTTGCATTTTAGAGTTTACACCATCCGAAGAACCAACTGTCTGAACCGATTCCAATTTTGGCCCATTTGATATAGAGGTAGCAACAGGATTTTTTTTTTCAACGTCTTCTGTTCCGAATTGAGTAATAAAAGCATCTTTCATTGCTAAAATATCCTCTTTGCTTTTACCAGCTTGCGCCATTTTTAAAGCATTCTCGTTTAGTTTCTTTAATTTATCTGGCTGTAACATAGATTTTTTATTACATTATTATATTCCCCTGTGCATCAAACTGTATCGCTTTAGGCTTTTGCTTAGATTCAGAAGGAGTTTTTGACTCAACTGATTTAGCTTCTTTTATTGCTGGTGAAAAACTTTTGTAAAAATCAGAATAGGAGTCAAACCCATTTTTGCCGTCTTTAGTAATTCCACTTGTTATTATCTGATTAAATTCCACTCTGTTATCTTTAGAACTTACAGGTCTTGTCATGTATTGGGAATTAATATAATCTGCATCAGTCAATCCGTCTTCGTCACCTGATGCAATTTTATCCTTACCTGATTGTGTAAGTAAATCACTTTTTGTATTTAGGACATAAGCCGTAGTTACACCTGTTTTTGCATTATGAGTAATGGCTTTTACAGGACTTCCTTTTACAGGAGTAATGCCGATTTTAAAAACTCCTGCTTTATGCTCTGAACCTGTTTGAGGGTCAATACCAGTATTTGCATATCTAGTAACTGTAAGCGGTATTGCTTTTGGAGTTTTATCATCACCTTTGGCTTCCATTGCTCTATTATGCCTAGCTGTTTCAGATTGTGAACGATCAGTTTGCGCTATTTTTACACCTTCGTAATTAGGTTTTTCAGAAACAGTAGTTGGAGCAGAAGCAATCAATTTATTTTCTAAATAGTCTTGTGCTTTTTTAATGTTATCAGGAGTATATGCCTTTTCATCCTCGGCATTAATACCTAAACGAGTAAATATGTTGTAAACTTTATCTTTATCCAATACAGCTTCTGCTGCCATTATTTTAGCTAAATCTTCAGAACCTGGATTGAATGTAGTTTCTACTTCTTTTCCATTTTTAATAACTGTAGTTTTTCTTTCTTTCCCAATATTTTCATTGAAAGTTTTAACCAATGAATCTCCTTTCATTCCTTCAGTTCCATCAATATTAAAATTAGGAACAGCTTCCAAAAGTTTTTTTAATTCAGCAGCGTTCATCTCTTTTTTGACAACTTTGATAATATCACCATTATCATCTCTTTCAAACAAAGAATATTTAGGCCTTCCATTTTCATCATTAGACTGAATAATTTGACCGTTATTTAGTTTATCAATAATAGCTTTTTTATTTTTCAAACTTTCTTGATTAAATGCTTCTGGCGCTGAATCCCACGTTTCTTTTAATACGTTAAGTTGTTTTGGCATTTCGCTGATGGCTTTTGCGCTTGCAACAGCATTTTGATAAGCGGCCAAATGCTTTGGGTCACCTGTTTTATTATACAAATTCCTTGAATTTGAAGCAGACTCTTTAGCATTATTATAGGATTGCATATTGGAACCATCGATACCTGTTCCAGTAGCAACGAATGGGTTTTCTTTACTAAATATCTGAGCATCGGCAAATTCTTGTCGTCTTCGGTCATACAAATCCCTTTCAGCATCCTGCTTCATTTTATCTTTAGCCATTTTCTGCGCGCTGTATCTGAATGCGGAGTTTTCCACATTAGACATCGCTTCTCCGATTGGATTCCCCTGTGTTGGTAAAACCGTTGCATAACCACCAGCACTCGTACCTATTACTCCCATTTTATCTTATTTTTTTATGTTTTTAACGGATTTAATCCCGCAGGTTTTAATGAAGATACGGACGTTGCTGTACCTCTACGAGCTAACTTACGAGCGGCTATGTTTTCTGCTGAAAAATAATCTGAACCTGTTAAAGCATTTCCTGCCATTCCTGCTCCTTGAAGAATATTACCCATTGCCTGTGTTCCGTTTTGTTGTGCGGCATTGTATTGAGAACTTAGAGCTGCTAAATCTCCTGCGGAACGTTGTTCTTTTATTCCTCGAATTGCAGCATTATCCTGAGCGCGAATCATATCAATACCTTTTTGTTGTTCATCAAGATTTGCTCCTATTTTAGCACTAGAATCTGCATTAACGGCAGCAACTCTCCCAACACCAACACCAAGCGCTCTGGTTCCAGCATCTGACAAAGCGTCCAATGATGTTGCTGAATTTCTAGCAACTTCTTCACGTTCCAAATCAGCGCCTCTGGTAGAAACTTGCATTCCATCAGCAATATTTGTTAAATCTTGTCTTTTTTGTTTAGCTATTTCAGCAGCGATTCTTCTTGCATTTTTATCTGCTTTGTTTTTTTGAAAAATATTTGCTACCGTACTAACACCTGCTACTCCTACGCTTATCCAACTCATCGCTTTTCGTTTAATAGGTTATTTAATCTATTTTTTATTTCTATTGACAAAAATGGATTGTCATGTTTTTCTATAATTCTGTCTTCAATCTGTTCCACTGTTTCATTATCCGGATTAGGATGAGAAGTGGCCCATGTGCATCTATCTAAAATATATAAAACTCGTCTTGTATTTGGCTCTGTAATTCCTATGTAAGGAGCCTCTACAAGTTGTTCTTTCCCATCAATCCACACGATTGCTTTGCCTTTCATTACAAAAAAAATATGCTGAGTTTTGTGTATTTTTGATGTAATCAATGAACCTGTCGGCATCGTAGTTTCCCTCACATACATTCCATCAGTAAATCTATGAATTGTTTCGCAATCGGCTATTGGAAAATTATCAAGCATGGTCGCTTCTAATTCGTCAATACTGTTGCTTAATGACATTTTTGCTATTTCCTTTTTATCCAAACTCATTTTACACGAATGATTTTACAACTTCGGAGCCAATGGCGTAAACCTCAGTTTTTGTGTTTTTTGACAATGTGGCTGTAACTTCCATGTGATAGCCCAAAAGTCCTTGATTCTCGATACTTTGTGGTTTTGAACACATAACAAAATCACCTGAAACTATATTGTTAACCGTGTCTAAAGTTAATGAATTTATAGTTTTATCCGTTACCGTCCCTACTAATTCTTTTGAACTATTTCTGATTTCGTCTCCAATAGAAATAAAACTTTCTAATAAAAAATTAAAACTCAAGATAAGACCGCTAATTAAACAATTTCCAATCCCTTGGCACGCCAATGTGGAAGTATCAATTTCATCATTAGAGACTCTTGTGTATGCTCTAAAAACACCTTCTTGTTTTTCTAAGTCGGATGCATTTATGTAACCATCGTCTAAATCTGTTTTTAAGGCTAAATTCCAAGAATCGGTTCCTTCTATTTCTAATATTTTATAAATTTTCTTCTCACTTGGCAGTTGACTGAAATTGAATGAGAAAGTGCTTGGGCTTTCTACTCCATAAAATGTATTTCTTCCTGTTAATTGGTTGTGTTCGTAGATTTCACCATTTTTAAATGAGAAAAACTTTCCATTTACACAACACATATCTTCCGGATTAAATGTAATTCTACCTAACCATCCGTTGTCTTTATCGGAATAAACCCAAGTAACATAAGAATCTTCATTATATTGAATATTTAGATAGTAAACATTATTGAATTGATCGTATTTCCCATTGATATAATTAATTGTATTATCTCTAAATAGAGTTTTAAAATAACTTGTTAATCCTTGACTAGAAATCTCAAATAAACCATTATTCGATTTTTTAATCACAACTCCTTTATTAACATCTGTATGGTATGAATTAAAACCTGATTCATCAAAACTATCAGAATGCGTAGCTATTCCAAACTCTCCTTTATATACGTCTTGTCCTTTTCCTAAAACCTCATTTGTTGTAGTTAGATTTGAACTCCCATCAGCATTGTATAGAAAATCTTTACCCATAAAAACCTGAGAATCTTTTGACTCTTGGAAAATTTGCAAATTAGTTTCGTCTCCTTTTATTTTATAAATAGCGCCATAGCTTTTATCTATATCTTCTTTAAAATTAGCTAAATATAAATTGAATTCATTTAACTTATTAATATTTGTATTAGGATTATAAACTCCTGAGTACGTAATATCAGAAGGTCTTTCAACTTCTTTATAAACATCGGTACTTACTCCAATTGGCAAGTAATCAATTTCTATATATTTTTCATTAAAAACATCTCTTATTTGTGCGCTTTCAGCTCCGTTTTGTTGTGTAAAACAATTAAATGTGTGAACTAATGAATGGATACCATTAACTACATTCACTCCATTATCGATATGTTCTCCATTTACAATATCAAAAACATCTGGAGTTTCAAAATAACCATTATCAACATCTATTGGAATTGTTTCTAAAATAACTACTCCAGTAAGTGTTCTGACAGTAATATTCCCATTTAAATAAGCATTATGTCTTCCTGTTCCATGAGATGTAGCAAATATTGTAATCGAATCAGCAGTTGCAGATTTTGGAAATACTCCACCATTGTCAACACCTGTATTTGTCCCTTGAAAAGCAACCATCTCTAATTGAGCAGTGTAAAATTCCCCAAAATTTGCATAATCCGAGGTAGCTACAAAAGATTTATTATAGTCATTTATTTCTTCGCTACTTCTATAAGCAGAGTGAATATTAAAAGTAATAGTGCTTCCTGCAGGAATAGAGGTTGGTACTGTAGTAGGAATAGTTACCGTGACTCTTGGAGTCTCATGTGACTTATCTTCAAAATTATAAGTATTAAATTCATCTCCAATATACTCTATTTGAAACTCCCCTTCCGGTTTTAATTTCATATATGCACCTGATTCTTCTGAAATCTGAACTCCATGCTTATCAACATTACCTGTAATAAAATCTTTATCTTGGAGTTTTATTTCTAACACCGTTGTTGTTACAGGAATTGCTATTATATCGTCTTCAATATCTTTCTTTACCAAAAGAACATCTCCAACACTTACTTTATTAATATTTGAGCCTAGTAATTTCACCCATACAAACTGTCCATCAACATAAAAAGTAGTACAATAAATTGTATCATGAATAGATTTGTTCCTTTTTACCGCAAAACCATAAATTGTAGCCCAACTTGGCGGTTTAAATCCTGACATATCTACAGTAAGTGTATTCTTTGATGCTGATTTAGAAATAGGTATAAAAACAGTGTTTCTATCACTAGATAGTCCAGTTGTTTTTCTACCTTGTGGGTCTTTATAAAAAACTACAACTTCATAACTTCTATAGCTTTTCATGCTTTTTTTATTCACTCCTATAAATTCATCCTCAGATTCTATGGAAGTAAAATCAACAGTAAAATCAACAACAACAGGGTCACCATTTTTATCAATTAAATTTTTTTGCTCTTTATAGTTCGCGATAAATTCTCTATTCCCTGCAAAAGTTGCTGCAACATTACTCTCAGGGACATTATCTTGTGTTCTGAAATACTGGTCCTCTGGCAATACTGAAAAAACCTTACTGTTTGAAAAATTTATTGGAGTAGGAATAGAAATATTATCCCCCCATGATTCTTCAGATTTTATATATTGGTCAACTTTATAAACAGTAGTTGAATTACTATATCTAAAAAGTAAATCAATTGCGATTACTTCTCTTGGTCCTGTTTTAAATGTTATTTCACAAGCATTATAGGTATTAATCATTCCTTTGTTCTCCAATGTCGCAAAATCTAATTTAAACTTATCAGGAGCAAAAGGGTATTCCTGCCAAGGTGAAATAGCAGAATAGTAGTTGTCTTTATATTTGTATCTAGTCGCAAACGAAACAAACTTTTCTTTCAAAAAGTTTTCTTTTTCTTCCGTAGTATTAACTTGAATAACTGTTGGCGGGTACAATGGAGGTGCTTTTATAAGCATTAATTCTTCTGCTGTAAAACCATTAAGTCCCCAAGTTTTAGCTCTTTCTATATTTATAATTCTAGGAGGATTACTATCCCCTGAAATTTTCAACAAAGCATCAGCATCAGTATTTCCAGTAATCACTTCTACATTTCTAACCCTTTCTCCTTCTCTAAAGTTTAATCGTGTTCCTGTAGTAGATTGAGCGACTATTTCTGAATCATGAGTATTAATATCATACTCCATAATATAATCACGGTTTGTCCCTTTTATTAGGTCATAAATTTTATTAGTAGATTCATTTTTACCTGTTCCTACGTTTTTTCCTCCTTCAATATTATAAAAAGTTCTTCGTACATTTCCTAAAGCATTTTTTCCAACTCCGGAACTCGAACCGTCCACCGTAGTTACAAAAAAATTCTCCGCATCTGTTAATTCGCTAGAATCAACAAAACGGCTATCAAAATCCTTTTGAACTGTCCCTTTAGAAAAAGTGTTTTTTATATTCATGTTATTTTATCCACTTGCGTTTTGCATTCAAAGCCAACATTATATCGGGTATTTTTATATTCATCAATGCTATTTTTGCATTTTGATATGAGCTAGTCCAAGCTTTTTTAGCTTCATTTTTTTCATACAATGGAACTCCTGACATTGGGAACATTAAGTGGTAGTTAACAAACAGATACAAAGCTTCCTCTGCTAGTTTTGTCACTTTAATATCGCTCTCGTTGCTGTATTCCAACCCATCAGAAATATATTCCAACATAATAACTCTACTCGCATTGTCAGAACTGAAATGAATTCTACCTTGCCTAGTGTCGATATGAAACGTTCCATTGGCATTGCGAGTAGGGTCTATTTTCCAATTTGTATCAGTAAATGTATCAATTGCACAACAATCTATGTTTCCTATAATATTTCTTTGATTTATTTTATCATTTAGAGAGTCGAAATATGTAGTTCCTTCTAAAATGAAACCTTCATCATCAAATAGAATTTCTGCAGTATGGTCTTGTAAATAAGATGTAGCCAAAGGCATTTTATCATTAAAAGATAAAACCATCAATTCTCCTGTATCTGGATTCACATAAGATATTCTAGCATAGTTCACATAATCCGGCGGCAGAATAATATCCAACGTATCTCCCAATTCCAATTCTACAGCCTTAACTTCACGTAAAGCGTTTATGCTGAATTTTTTAATTCCCTGCTTAAATTGGTATATAATTTGAGTTCTACGTGCTTTTCCTAATATTTTCCCATCACCTGTATAATTAGCAATAAAATTTGTTACTAATTCTTCAAGCGTAACATACACATATGAGCCATGATTCTCATTGCTTTCGTAATATTCCTGAGGGTTCATTGAACTCATATTTGTACATAATTAAGTTATTACAAAGATATAAATTAAACGACAACAAATACTTGTTACCGTTTAAAATTTCATATTTAGCTTGTAATTATGAAATAATTGACTATATTTGCAAAGCAATCTACTACTTGCATTAAGACAAATAGGTGAAACACCCTAACCAAGAAATCCTTAAAGATGTGTAGTAGCTCTTTAGGGATTTTCTTTTATGCAGATATTATGGAATACTACAAAAATTTAAGTTTAAAAGATTTGTTCTACATCAACGACGATGGATTGGTTTGTTGCGAAGAATGGAGAGATATTCATGGATACGAAAATCTTTATATGATTTCTGATTTAGGGCGTATTAAAAGATTATCTTATAAGCGATATTTAGAAATAAACAAGTCGTTTTCTTTATATAAAACAAAAATTCTGAAGCAATGTTTTGATAAAAATAAATACCTAATAGTATCTCTGAGTAAATCAAACATTAAAAAAACTGCATTAATACATCAATTAGTAGCAAAGTCATTTTTACTACATGGCCAAATCTACCAAAGAGAACTTGTTGTAGATCATATAAAAAACAATCGAACAGACAATAGGAAAACGAGTCTTCAAATAATAACTCATAGAAAAAATTCATCAAAAGACAGACACGGTATTTCTATATATACAGGAGTATCTTTTAGAAAAGATAGTAATAAATGGTCTTCGGCTATTGGAATTGGTAATAAAGGACAAATAAAACTAGGCAGTTTTATTAATGAGTCAGATGCAGGTAAAGCTTATATCATAGCGTTAGAAAACATAAGTAAATATAATGGGAATAATAAGGAATTTAGAGAATTAATAAAGAGTCTTATTTAAGACTGTTTCTGTTCTTTTTGCGATGATTCATTATCAGCTATTTGAACTACATCTATGTCTTTCACCGACAACCCACAATAAGAAAGTACTTTAATTATAAAAGCAGAAAACAACGATTCATCAAGCTCTATGTCCTGTTTATCGGAAGCGCCAGCATTATACATTGGGTTTCCATCTACACTTACGTAAGTCCATTTAGGGGATTTTGGAGTTCTTATATAGAACAACTCTAAACCATATCCAGTTGGAGTAGTTGGTACTTTAGGAAAAACTCTAAAACCTGAACCTATTTTAGTATAAATAGGATAGGTAGTAGTTGGCATATTGATTTTTGAATTGATTAGATTATTCAATTCAGTTCCTTTTGATATTTCTTCTACATCAATTTTTTTAGTATTTGGATATACTAACGAAAGTCCTTCTGAACGATATAAATCTGTACCTATAAAACTCCATACATCTGCAGTACCATCATAAGTAAAATTTTCTGGAGTAGAGTATTCTGAAAAAGTATCAATTTGCTCTTGGATATTTTTAGGAATATCCCCATATTCAGTTGTTGATGATTTCTTATTTTCATTCAACTTCCATTTGTTATACTGAAAAAATAAATTTTCAAATATATCCATTTGCGCCAAATAACAGAAAGTATCGAACTTTTCGGGTCCGATGAATCCTCTATTGTTTTTGTCCAATAAGAATAATACTGTATTTCTTGCTCTGTTTATTGAAATCATCTCTAACTATTTAAAGCAAAGATAAAAATTAAATGACAACAAATGTTTGTATTTGAATAAATAATAGTATAGAATCTATTTTATCCGCAAAACAATTCATCTTCTGTCATTTCTAAAACCTTTGATATTTTAATTAAAGTATATAATGTCATTCCAGAAGAAACACCTCTTTCTATTTCAGAAATAACAGAAGTATCAGAACAGGAGAAAAACGCTAGGTCCAATTGCGTTAATCCAAGTTCTTTACGCCTCATACGTACTTTTATCCCTATAGAGACAATTTTTTTTGCAACCAAAAGCGATATTTCTTTCTTGTCGATTTCAGATTTCATCAAAAATAGGGATTATAAACTTGGTAAAGTTACCTAGTTTTTTTGTATTACATAATTGGTTTTTTCCCTTATTAATTTTGAGTATTATTAATCTTAATACTTAAAAATTATGTTAACAAATGCAACAGAATTAAACTCCGTAGGCGGTGGCTTCGGAGGATTTGGTGGAGGTCTAGGTGGCTTCGGATTATTTGGGTTATTAGGTCTTAGAGGAATCGGAGATTTAGACGGAAGACGTGGTGACGATAAAGGGGCAATAGCAGAGAATGCTATTTTAGCAGCTATCGGAAACTCTAAAGATGCTACAGTAGCCGAGGGTAGAAACTTAGCTAATGCAATTTGCGAAAGTGAAAAAACATCTTTGCAACAATTTTACGCAGCAGCTATTCAAGCATCAAATAACACACAAGCAATTAAAGACCAAGCTACAGCATTTGCAATTGTAAATGACAAACGCTTTGATGATATTGCCGCTGCTGGAGTAGCACAAACAGCGGCTATTTTGGCTAAAATTAATCAAACAGAAATCGATAGTTTAAGAGACAGATTAGCTGAAAGAACAAGAGAGGTTGATGCAAAATCAAACGAAATTAACGTAACTCAGATTGTGAATCAACAACAACAACAATTTCAGTCTCAAAACAATGAATTCGCAAGACGTTTTGATGCATTGTTTGGACAAGTAGCAAAAGCAGGACAAGACATTATTGCTGTAGGCTCTGTTTTGACAGGAACTACACAAACAGCAAATCCTGTAAACGTTAAATCTTAGTCATGAAGGCTTTCTTTGACAAATTCCCTATGGAATTTAATGACCAGACCGCAATAAAAATGATTCATAAAAAAATCGAATGCGCTCAGGAAAAAAATAAGAACAAGGATCCAGAATACATGAAGGATTTAGCCGTTGCTTATGACATGATATGTTTGTTCTTTGATGAACACAACATTAATCCAGATTCTATACTTAAATAGAATTAAAAAACCCCTCCAAGCGAGGGGTTTTGTTTTTAATATCAAATTTTACAATTTATTCAAAAGATACTCATAAGTTGTTCTTCCTATTCCAGATTCAAAGTACAGCACCATTTCGTCTAATTCGTTTTTATTAGTTCCTACTTCCAAGATAGTTTCACGTCTTCTGTTCAAAAATCTGTAGTTCTGATAAATCAACTCACCACTTGCTAAAGAGGCTTTAATAACTCCTTTCATTTTTATTGTGGAGTCTTCGGTATAGTCGATATATTTTTGAGGATTTTTCTCTGCGTAAACAGAAATTTCCTCTTCTAAAATGTCAGGTTCCCAAGAATCAACATAATGTTCAAATACTAAACTAGCAATAGCTCTATTGATAGTTTCTCCAACTTCGAAAACTAAACTACCTGCTTTTAATTTTAGTTTTTTATCTGAAACTACTTTTCTTGAAATAGCCAATGGGTCGTATTCTCTAAAAACCTTGTCTTTATGTGGGTGTATAGCAAGGAATTTCTGCAACACAATGTTATTGGCCGAAACTTTCAATCTACCATAATTGAAAATAATTTCAGAAAGGATAACGGAACCAGGTTCTTTACTTTGTTTCTCAACGAAAAAAGAAGGCTGATTAGTTGCATACCTCATAATATGAACTGTCTGAGTATCCTTGTTTGTATATTGCAAAGGAATAGCATCAGTATGTTGAGAAGAGATGGATTGTGAAATAGATTTTACATCGGCAATAATTTCATACTCTCTATCTTTCATTTCCCAGTTTCGGAGTTCCGGAATATCATCGATGTTATTGTCGGGTTGAAATCTTTGTTGCTCTTGGTAGCGGGGTTGCTCTTGTGACTTAGGAGTTTCGATGGATTGCATTTTCTCAGCAAGCATCTTTTCCATCATTGCTTCTACTTGAGATAAAGGAATTGATGGCTCTACTACTTCGGGCTTAATGTTTGGCTCCAGCGGACCAGTTTGTCCTTGTGGATTTGAATCAGGAGTTTCGTCAATTTCTACTTGTGATTCTAGGTATTCTGCCAAGGGAATCTCGCCAACATATTTTCTATCTACGATTAATCCTTCTGCCTCCATCTTCTTGTAAATTTTTGACAAGTGATGAGGCAATTTTACTTCTTGTGTTTCCATTTTATTTGATTTAAGTTGATATTTTTAAGAAACAAAGATATTCATTAAAAGATTACAAACGTTTGTTGTCGGTTAATATTT